TAGTCTCCCATGTCACCACGGTCTGATGCTTCTTCACCTGGAGCACTGTTTGCCCATTCTTCTACATCACCTTCTTTTTCTTCTTTATCTTTAATAGCTTTTTGTAATTGAGGAGGTAATTTTTCCTGGGCTTTTGTAATTTCGTCAACATCTTCTTCTGGTGCTGGCATGTTGTCGCCATCAGTATCAATTATATCACGAAACTTTTCCATATCCATTCTTGGGCTCAATGTTGCACCACTAACTTCTTCGGCACCGCCAAGTCCTGCATTTTTCATCATATCAAGTAAATCTGCTACATGCTCTTTACCACTAGCATTCATTGATACATTTACAGTTACAGGGTTACCTTTATCTTCCGGCGCTCCCATTGGTGGCATACTTGGTGCTCCCATTGGGCCTTCTGTTGCCATATACCCGTCTACTGACTCGATTAATTTTTTCATTGTACTCATAGTTATCCTCCAACCACTGCTTTAGTGTTTTGTTTATCGCCTTCAATGTCTTTAGACTCACCTTGTGGTGCTCCTTCATTGCCTGCGGCTGCATCACGTTCTTTACGAGCAGTCTCTAATTCTTTTAATAAATCCATTGTCCTATTATCTGCTACTTCTTGCTGTCCGGTTTCGCCGCCCATATCTTCTTGCGTTAACAATACATCATATGGTGCATCAGTAGTTTCTTCTTGGTATGCTTCTCGAGGATCTTCTGGGTTACGTACAATAATATGACTTTGTGGTACGCCACAACAATTTCCTAGGTAGGTTTGTAATACTTGTGTAGTAGTAGGATATTCTACTTCTGCTTCGTAAAATGTAACTTCTGTGTTTTCTAACTGTGGGAAGTCTAACGGACGTTTCTGTATTGGTGTTTTCTTGCCAGTGCTGAAACTTAGCACGTTGAATTTCCTTAGCACAGACTCTAAACGATCTGCAATGCCTTCAGGTAATTCACCAGCAATTCCAATATTAAACGAATACGTTGTTTTCGATTCCTGTAATATTTGTGCAAATGATTTCATTATTATTCCTCTACTATAAACTATTTATCTTTATCCAGACCTTTTAGCTTCTCTAATAGACTATTTCTATCAGTAACAACATACCCTTGTCCGTTAATAATACCTTCTTCTCCAGTACTATTTTCTTTATCTAGCTTCTCTTTTTTAAGTTGTAAGTCTATCATTTTAAGTTTTTTATCAAGTTTTGCAGTTTTAGCATCTAATGATGTCTTTAACATTCCGCCGGCAACTTCAAATACTCTACTAGCATATCGTGATTCAACGTTCATACCTAAGTCCATTAAGTCGTCATATGCTGTTAATGCTCGCTGTGCAATGTCATTTAATTCATCATCAGCCATATTACCTAGACCTTTAACAGCTGGTAATGCACTAGCAATCTTGTCAAATTCTTCTATATCACGAAAAGCTTCTTTTTGCTTCTCTAACTCATATGACTTTTGTTCTGATTCTTGGGCTTTTGCAGTTTCAATAATTTCTTTAGAATCTGGCAAATTTAATAAGTCTTCTAATTTTTTAGTCATGTAAACGTTCCATTATATGCTACTATTATTTAGCAAATTTAACGATCATATACAGTAGTATTTTGGGGGTTAACTTTTACAGGCTTACAATATGCAGTAATTCTATGTTCCTCAGGTACCATCCATTTACTGCCATAATTTCCATACTGCATCGGTATACGTCTAGCATAGTATTGACAGACGTCTATACTTCTAAAATACATAGGACTAGGCTGTTGTTTTGCGTCTTCACCTGATCCAATAAGAACTATTAATATAAATGCATGTATCACTAAGCATCACTTTCTACCACCAGTGTGGAATATATCATCTTCGGTTACTATTCGAAATAGTATTCCTTTTTGTTTGCACCATGCCCTAGCAGATTCCCATTTTGCTTGGTTAACTATCCACGATGCTTGATTATACTTACTTTTGCCTAGTTTTTCTTTTAGTGTTTGATTTTTAGGTTTTACTTCGATTAGTTCTACACGTTGTTTGCCTTTAGCATCATTATAAACTATGAAAAAATCTGGAACGTATATTGTTTGTTTGCCTGATAATGGGTTTCTGTAAGGTATACGTACAGCTTCACTTGCCCATGATGATATAGCTTTATGTTCATCACAAAATTTCATAAAAGTAAATTCCCAGCCGGATCGATATGTAGGACTTCTAGTTCCTACATATTTGCTTGGGTTTTTGAGATTGTATTTCCCTTGAGCATAGTGTGCCATGTCAATTTATAATATTCCGTTGATCAAATAATTCGTCTACAGACTTTGATCTATATCCTAATAAACTAGTTTTTTGTCTATTTAAGTTTAATATTTGAGCTATAATATTATTTAATTGTACATCTGTTGTACCTGATAATGTATCTAATAATTGAAACACAGGTACTTCATCTATATCTGCTTGTTGCAAAATAACGCTTGCTGTATTAATTGCTGATAGTTTTTCAAATCCTCTTTTAAGAAAATGTCCAATTACAGCATCTACTTCACTGGCATTATAATTAATTTGTGTTTTAAAATAATTATTAAAATATTTTTTTTGATCTTCGCTATTATCTTTGTTAAACGTAGATCCAGTATTTTGATCTGAGCTTGCCATTATACCATCGTTCCTTTAGTTGATTCTATAGCATCGGTAGCAATTTTTTGTAATTTTATATCATTGCCACTAGTTGCTCTAGTAGTTAACTCATCTTCAATAGCTGCCCTGCCAGTTGCGGAACTAGCATTATATGTAGATACAGTTTGATTTGATATAGCATTACTATTAAGTGCCCTAGATACAAAGCTTGCTTTTGCTGTTGGTCTTCTATTAAAATCATTTATTATTGTGTCAGTATCTAAAATTCTTCCATTTCCTTGTGCAAGTATAGAAGAACTTTGTGGCGGCCTACTATCAAGTTGTGGTATACGTGAACCTAATAATCCTCCAGGCTGTGTAACTGAAAACAAGTCTTGTAACCCTGCGCCAATCATTCCGAGTGCGCCATCTTCTCTTTCAAGGGCTCTTCCAACGTTTCTAAGAATAGAGTTACCACGAGAATTGTCATTACGTGATCTAGGAAAAATAGACCCACGTCCTAAATTTCTCATACCTGAAAATAGTTTAGGTTCTCTAGATAAATTATCAACTCCTCTAGACATTGTATTATCCCAATATCCTAGTGGACTCATTACATTATCGTATCTTGTTTCTGGATCAGTAAAAACAACAGGTTCTCCTCTTTCATTTACTTCACCATTTGAATATATTACACTTTCATATGCAAGTGATATTTGGTTAGCATTAAAGTCACCACCTGCTGCTGATTCTACATCACCGTGATTAAATTGAGTAATTATAGGGTTGACTAATGTATATGCAAACCATTGTCTTCTGGCTAATTGATATATTCTTACAAATTTAAAAAATGGATTAATTTTATAATTGTTTAATCCGTAGTTAGGAACTTTTTCATCATACTTATCACGTGCATTAAATGCATTTGTTCCTTGGAAAGATTGAGAAAACCCTGATTGAGATCCATGATTGCCATCGACGTAATAGTATTTGTAATAATCTTCTAAAAGTCCTCTTGTTAAACCTAAGTTATCATCATGGAATTGTATAGTAACATCTTCGTAATCTAACCGTGTTTGTATATTTTTTTTTCTATTGTATTGTTGTTTATTTTCAACTGACACTCGATAACCTGGTAAGTCAGATTGCTTAACTAATACTCCTATTTCTTTTTTAAAATTATCAGTATTACTACCAAATGTTTTTACTTCATCGTATAGTTCAAATACTACATGATACAAAAATTTAGTTTTAGGTGCTATTGCAAACGAATGTTCGGTATATAACTGGTGTGCGTGACGTGCATCACGCAGATGTACATCTAGGCCAGATAAGTTTACTAGGTAAGGATCTTTTATACTCATACTAATATTTATCCTATCAACATAAGTGCGTATATAAAAAAGCGAGAGTAATAGTTAAATTACTCCCGCTTTGTATAGCCAATCAAATAAGTTTTATCTTATGTAACTTGCGTTCCGCCTGATGCGCCAACTAATGCTCTAGTAGTTGTTTCACCAATACCTGTTTCAGTATCATCTGATCCAAACTGTATAGCATTGTCGTAACGAATACTAATTGTAGTAGTTACAGCCTCGTTAGTTGCATAAGCTAATGTGTTGTAGTTTGCTGATTCAATATAGCAACCAATTAAATGGAATCTATCAATTACTGCTGCTCCGTTAGCACCGTTACCACCGTCTAGTATCTCAATTCTAGTTTGGAACTTGTATGTACCACTAGATACCGCACTAGACTGTTCAAAGAAGTCAAACTGTCTTTGTAACTGCTGACCAATAATTTTTTGTACATTATTGTTAGCATCTTCACGTAGTGTAAGTGTAACTGGCTCCCAAGTATGTTTACCTGCTAGATAAGTTCTTGAGTTATAAGCATCAAGTGTCATTTGCTCAAAACTAATATTTGGGCGTGTAACATCTTGTACTTGTCTTGTAATTTCTCTAACACCATCTGGTCCACCAGTTGTGCCAAAGTTATCTAAAAATACCCTAAAGCGATATTGTAACTTAGGCATCAATAATGATGAGTTAGAATTCGCGCCTTCTGTAGGTATCGAGATATTCTGTAGTGTTGTGATTGGCATTTTCTCTATTCTCCTAATACATTATTATTTATACGTTTGTGAGGGGTAATTTCTTACCCCTCATTAACTACGTATATTATCCTAATTGTGCAATCTCACCTGTGTTTTTAAGTCTAAGCGGTATGTAAATAAATTCAATTGCTTTGACTGGTTCAATAGCTATATCTAAGTACAATTCATTTTTATCAATCCTTGCTGGTGTGTTGTTTGATTCATCACACACTGTTACAAAGTCATAAAGTGCTCTTAGACTTACTAGTTCTAACATCAGTTGATCTGCTGCCGCTTTAATCTGATCACGTGTAATCTTATCATTTGGCTCAAACAAGTATGGTTTTGTTAGTAGCTCTAACTGTCCACGTAAGTAAACAACTAGTCTTGCTACGTTAACTCTATCCAATGCACTTGCATTTCTAGCACGAGTCTTTTGTCCAAATACTACTAGCCCTGCTCCGCTTAAGAACGTAATTGGGTTAATCTTATTTGTATAAAGTGTATCACGTTGTCCAGTGTTTAATGCAACTGATTTAAATTCGCCTTCGCTAGTAATATAACCACTTGCTGTTGCATTTGATACTCCGCCTCGTCTTGTTCCTGCTGGAGCAAACCAGGGGAACGCCACTTGGTCGTTTAACACCATTGTGCGTAGTGCCATATGACTTGCTGGAACAACAACATTGTTGCCTGCATTATCACTAGTAAATCCTGCTGGATAATACATTCCCATGTACTCGTCAAAGCTTACTGCACCATTGTCGTTATCTTCTAACGCACTTCTAACGTTTGCACCCCAATTATTAAGTGAAGTAGCATCAGGTGTTAATCTAAATGGTGTATCACCAACTACAAACGCTGTTAAGCGTCTATCAGTGTTAAGTGTAATCATTTCGCCAATTAGCTCAGGATAACCTGGTGTTGCCATTAAGTTAAACTGACGTGATTCTTCGTCACGTATATCTTGGTTACCATTAACCATTGCTTGTAGTGCTTGTACAACTGATTTACGCTGTGCATGACGTCCAAATGTTCCTGAACCGTCTTCTGCATTACCTGAGTCAGTTACCCATCTGTGTGGATAGTAAGCTGCCATTGATGCATCGCCCATTCTTCCATTAAGTGCAGTAACATCAATTGAGTTACGTACAAATTTCTTAACATTAAATCCGCTTCTGCGTAAGTTCCATAGCAACATACCTTGTGGATATAGTGCTGGATCTGGAGCATCTGGATCTAAGTGATTACTTGTAAGTAGTTCTACAATAGTACCTGTTGGTGCTGTTGTAGTTGTTCCGCCGTCTGTACCATATCTTGCATCTCCAAACAATACACCATTTTCTGTAGTTTGATCTGCTTTATCAAGCAATATAAACTTAGAAGTAGTACCGTTATATCTATACATACCTGGATATGTTTCAACACTAGCTGTACTAATCCAAATATCACCATCAACTAGTGCAGTTAAGTCTGACTGTGTTGTTGGTTCTAAAGCTGCTACAATTGGTCCTGCTGGATCAGTATTTTGATAAGCTGCATTGTAGTTTTGATAACCAACCCAAGTAGTGCCATTGTGTATCATAAGATCCACTTCGTCTACTATTGAACTATACCATAATGTACCGTCTGCTGTTAAGCTACTTGGTGCTGTAATAGAAGCTGTATAAGTTAGTTCTTTCCAGTTTGAAGCAACAAAATCACTTGCAGTATCACCAGTTGGTGCTGTATACAAGTTAGCTGTTCCTGTTTTATTAGCAAAGTTATAAACACTAAATCCTGCCAATGCTAATCCACTGTCAGTATCTTTAATTCTAATTTCACCACCTAATTTGTGTGAAATAGTTACTTTGTTACTAGAATCAACTACTGCTACTATATTTGTAAATCCTGCAGCATTAATTTGTCCTGCTAATACATCTGCATCACCAGCTGCTCCAGTAGTAGTTACTGAAATAGTTTTAGCTGAATCAAGTGCTAATGTAGCAGCTTTTGATTCTTGCATAGTAAATGTGTGCGTAGCACTAGTCATTTGAGTTGTAATTTTTGTACCAGTAATTACTGTTGCGCCTGTTGCTGCTCTAGAATAAATTTTGGTGTTAGCAATAATAGGAGTAACCTCTTCAACATTAGTATTAATGTAAAGTGCTCCTAAATCAATTCCTGCTCCACCACCTGATTTATCAAGTGCATAAATTGCCGCTTGTCCTGTGCTATAAACTGGTGCTGTTACTGTTGACCATAGTTGAGTTGCTGTACTATATTTTTTAACTTTATAGTTTGCTCCACCATTCGGAGTAGTAGTTTTAAACCACAAGCTACCTGTTGGTGCAGGTTCTGTATCAGCTGTTTTATACTGTGGCACACTAGTATGCGGTGCAATAGTAAGCTTAGGTGCTTCATAAGTTGCTGCTGTTATGCCTGCTACTGTAAGGATTGTTCCTGTACCATTTGCAATTACAACGTCTGCGCCTGTTGAGTAAATTTCAAGTTTACCGTCTACTGCTGCTGCACTAATACCGGAAATTGCCGCTGTGTTAATATCGCTAACTAAGCTAGCTACTGTTGTACCAGCTAGTGTAACTGTTGTAGTGTTAATAACAATAGTGTTACCATTTACATAAGTTCCGTTAGCCGCAGTGCCTCTTACAGCTGCATGGCTAGCTGACCAAGCAGTTGAACCAACTGCTACCCAAGCACCTGCAGCGCCTGCTGCACTTGAATGCCCTGGAGTCTTATAGTAATATTTGTTTGTTGTAGTTGTTGCATCTACACAGTAATCGCCAATTGCACCGATTGATGTTTTTGGTATACCAGCATTTAAATCTGATGTTGCTGTAATTACTTTTGTTGGTGCTTTAGTTGTAAACGTTTGTCCGCCAGTAGTATTAATACTTGCGCCGTTCCATTCTAATAATCCGTATAGTGTATTTAAAGTGTCAAACCAGTATGCGCCATCTGCAGGCTCTCCGCCTGGTGCAGTTGCACTTGCTTCTAGTTTGCCTAAGTCTAAATCTGCTCTTACTACGTATGCTCTATTTGTAACGCCTAATAACGAATATGCAGTTTGTAATCCATATTCGTTTAGTTCGCCGCCGTGTATCATGTTGCCTGTAGCATCTGCATAAAATTTAGGATCGCCAAAAGTTTCACCAAGCTCGCGTTGGCTGGTAATTAAGTATGGTGTCCCAGCATTTGCTTTTAGAGTTCCTATTGCTGTTCCTGAACCTGAACTTGCTTTTTTATTGGAAGCTGAAGCAACAAAAATCATCGGTATTGTGCCAGCCGCTGCTGGGGTGTAAAAGCTCTCGTCAATTACGGAAACTTGTACGCCTGGTGAAGTTAATGCCATCATATTTCTCCTGTTGGATGTGTTCTTGCTATTTGTATTTATACGAATATCTTAAAAACACCTTATATAACCATACTAAAAAGGTACCAAAAAGGTGAGCTAAATAAAAGTATGAGACCTTTATGTGTATGTAAGCAAAGACCAGCAGCAATTAACTATAAAAAAGAAGGAAAAACTTATTATAGAAAACTATGTGAACGCTGTTTAAGAAATGGTGAAGGACATGGTATTCCTAAATGGAAACAGTTAGGATATGAGAAAAAAGACTATTGTGAAAAATGTAGTTATACTAGTAAATATCCAGAACAGTTTAATGTATTTCATATGGATGGTGATTTACTAAATTGTAGGCCAAATAATTTAAAAACTATTTGTGCTAACTGCCAACGTATTACGCAAAAGACTGGAGTTCGTTGGAAGCAAGGTGATCTTCGACCTGACTTCTAAGATCCTCAATTGTTCCGTCATTATAAAGAATAGAATCAAACTTGTCGTTAGTATCAATCCATTTCCATTCACTAGGATGAATATTATAAGGAGACATTAGTTTATTATCTGTTTGATTATCTAGTATTGCACTACCAAACCATTCAGGGTCTGCACCACGTTTTACTTGCCAAACTTCCCCGCCCAATTCACGAATAACATTTTGCTCATTACGAAATCTTACATCAGGTATTACAAACTCTGTGTTAGGATTATTAATTATTTTCTGTTTTACCATACTAACCCATATGCCGTCATAAAATCCATTACGCATACAGTCAGTTCCAAACTCTTGTAATACTAATCTAGGAGTAATTATTCTGCCAGTTTCGCTAGTCCAAAATGGATCTTCTATTTCTCGCCATTCTCGAGAATCAGATGAATCACCTTCTAATAGTTGTCTGTCCCATCCAAATAGTTCGGATACAGCATCTTTTAATTTGTCTGCAAATGATATTTTTTCAAAACCGTATGTGTTTACAAGGTGATCGCTCACTGTACCTTTACCAGAACCAATAAGTCCACAGATACCAATAATCATACAAAGTCTCCTAAGTTAGTAGTATCTATATATTATACGATAGTTTTAGTAAGTTGTCAAGTGTTTTTTTAG